CACTCTTCCCTTACTTGCTGTAGGTGCTGGAGCTGTGAAGGCATTTGCAAATTTCGACGACGCCATGACTAAGTCTCTTGCTATCATGGGCGACGTCAGTGATGAGATGCGAGATTTGATGGAAGTCGAAGCCATCACAATATCGAATGAATCTATAACCTCGGCGACAGACCTTGCGGAATCCTACTTCTTCTTAGCAAGTGCCGGGTTAGATGCTGAACAAAGCATAGGTGCTTTGAGTAAGGTAGAACAGTTTGCGGTGGCCGGTGCATTTAATATGGCCACCGCAACTGACTTGCTTACCGACGCACAAAGTGCCCTCGGGTTATCTGTAGATGATGCAGTAAAAAACACAGAGAACCTGGTCCGCGTGAGTGATGTGCTAGTGGGAGCGAACACTTTGGCTAATGCGACTGTTGAACAATTCAGTTCAGCCCTAACAGCAGAAGCCGGTCCTGCAATGAAAGCATATAACATTAGCCTTGAAGATGGAGTATCGGTATTGGCTGCGTATGCCGATCAGGGTATCAAAGCCCAGATGGCCGGTAATATGTTTGGACGTATGTTACGATTGAGCGTGAAAGCCCAGATGGACAATGTAAAAGTCTGGAAGGACATGAATGTCGAACTGTATAACTTGGAGGGTAACTTCCTACCCATGCACCAAGTGATAAGAAACATATCAAACGTGTTAGAGGGTATGAGTGTTAAGCAAAAGGCGGCGACATTATCCATGTTAGGGTTTGAAGCACGTTCCCAGCAAACCCTCTTACCTATCTTAGGATTGCAGGATGCGATACAGGAGTACAGCGAGCAATTAGAAAATATGGGCGGCATTACAAGTCGGGTTGCGGAAAAACAATTAACATCCTTTACTTCCGAAATGAAAATCTTTTGGAACCAGGTTGTTAATGCCGGTCGTGCAATCGGGGAAATCTTAGCCCCGAAGATATCGGCTATTACAGGGGTAATCATCAAAGTAGTCAAACAGTGGAACAAGTTAAGCGACAGTACCAAAGCACTTATTGTGAACGTGGGGTTAGTAGTTGCAACTCTAGGCCCATTACTCCTTATAGGTGGTAAGTTGTTTATGTTGTTTGGTTTCATTGCAGGGAAGATGGCTTTGATGACCGCCCAGGGTAAAATATTAACAATGGTGATGTCCCGCCTGGGAATGGTTATAGGTGCTGCGATCATCGGATGGCAAATAGGGAAATGGGCATCTGAAGAGTTTGAAATTGTACAACAGGTCGGTAATGTTATGGTTGCCAGTTTATGGAAGGGCTGGGAATATGTCAAGTATGGTTTTAAGCAGATGGCTGCCGGCATTAAACTTGTTTGGATTGGTTTAAAAAAATCTATCCTAATTGGTATTGGTACTATCATCACCAAAATAGGACTTGGGTTGGCCAAACTGGAAGCTGCTATGAACAGGATACCTAAAGTGGATGTGAGCATCGGTGGTGAAGCATTGCAACAATGGGGTGTCAATATGTTAAAGAGTGCCGGCGATTTGGAAACTGCGAAAGACTTGTTTGCAAAAAATACTGCTGACCTGGATAAGAATATCAAAAAGGTCAATACCACGTTGACTGCAATGATGGTGACAACCCATCAAAAATTCCTGGATAAAAACAAGGTTCCCGAGGTCATTAAGGGTATAGGTGATGCTGCCGGTGACGCTGCTATCGATATAGACGCTCTTCAAGCTGCGATGGACAACATGGGCATCCCGGAACTTGGCGGCGCCAAACAAATAAGTGAAGTTGAACAAATGATTAACGCCCTCAAAAAAGAATACGATATGTTAGGTTTGATTAGCGAGGAAAGAGAGAGGGCGGAGAGCATGGCTCGATTTGAAGCCACGGCTTTAAATACTTTGACGGAAGGCACAGAAGAATACAATGAAGCCCTGAAGGAATATAGTCATTGGCTAAACAAAGTTGCAGAAGGCCAACGAGGGCCCACCGCTATGATGGTTGAATTAAAAACATGGGCGAGTGATGCAACTAACATCTGGCAGAACATGGGCGATATTATGGTAGGAGCGTTTGATAGAACTGCAGACGCTTTGAATAACTTACTGCATGACGGCACTGCAGACTTTGCAGAACTTGCAGATTCCATAACCCGAGAAATAACTAAGATGGCTATTAAGATAGCAATGGCCAAGGCCATGATGGCTGCTATTGGAGGTGCCGGTGGGGGCGGTGGAAGTTTATTAAGCTTCCACAAAGGAGGCACGGTCCCGTTCGATGGCGTGCCCAGATTTCATAATGGGTTAAACGAAGATGAGTTCCCTGCTGTATTGCAAACAGGGGAAATGGTATTGAGTAAAGACACTGTGAAGTCTTTACAGACAGCCGATCGTGAATCGAGTAGTGACGGCGGTGGCGGAGGCGGGGGCGGGACAGTTAATATAACTGTCCAATCTATAGACTCCCAAGATACTATGCGTTTCTTGGAACAGAATAAAAGAACCATCGCCTCAATGCTACAATCGGCAGTTCGCGAAAATCATCCATTCAGGAGATCGAGCAGATGAATGAAGTGATTAATGAATTTGTAACCACCAATGCTTTTTTGTTTGGGGAACAAGCCCCATTGCAAAAGACATTTGATTGGAAAACGGATATTGTAGGTTTTGACGGTGGCAAGGAACAACGTAACCAAATATGGAGCACACCAAAAAGAAGTTGGATGGTTAATTGGTTGTGGATGGATAAGACCGCCAGGGATAAACTTGTAGAGTTATATAACAGGGCCAAGGGTAGGGGTACTGTTTTTCTTTATGAAGATGAAGATGATTATGCAGTTGGTTTTGATGACTGGTTTTATAATGCTGTTGGCGGAGAGACATCCACCCAATTAGGTAAACAATACTATATCGGTGAGGATGAAGAATATCAGGAAAACAAAACACGTCCCAAGGCCGGGCCCACCATTCGGATAAACAATTCAATAAAAGGTGAAGGTGCTCAGTATGTACTTGACTATGAAACAGGGATAATAGATTGGACCAGTGGCAGTAGTCCAAACGGTCCGCTTGGAGCAGGTAATCATATTGATGCTGACTATGAATTTTATTATCCTGTACGGTTTGATTTCGATAGTCACCTGGACCTTGAATTTCAAAAAGGATTCTGGCGTGTGTCGGGTTTGATACTATTGGAGGTGAAAGAATGAGAACAGTAAATGCCTCTATGAGCACGGCTATCGCTTTGGGCCAGGTGAAGGTGGCTGAATTATATACTATTACCCTTCCCGACGGGACTGTCCATCGATACACTTCTCATGATGCCGATATCATATGGGACGCGGGCAGTAACACATACACGTCCTTCCCCATTGCCCGGGAAGCTGTTAAGTATAGCAATTCATTTGAAAGCGATACTGTCAAAGTTATTATGGCTAACATCAGCGGGGCTTTGTACTCGCAGGTCCAAGAAAATATATTGGAGGCGTGTCAAGTTAGTATCAGAAGAATCCTATGGGATGATACATACGCCGCTGATAAAGAGATAATTATATTTTTGGGATGGGCCGACATCTCGTTTGATAGGAAGATGTTAATACTAGATTGTCGTCCATTGGAAGACAGTTTAAATATAATGGTACCCAGGAACACGTATGAGGAGCCTTGCACTTTGGAGCTGTTTGGGCCTGTGTGTAGTCTTACTCAATCCGATTACGCCTATACCAGTGGAGCAACGAGCGGCACTAACCTTACATTGATAGACGCGGCAAGGGGTAGCGTTTACACAGTTGATTTTGATGCTGGCGATGAAACTGCACCATTAGCCGTGAACGATACTATAACTGGAGACATAGGTGCCGCTACCGCGGTTGTTTGTCATATCGTTTATAAAACCGCTACCACTGGGACGATATGGTATTGCGAGCACGTTGCTTCTGGGGCAGTGTTTGTAAATAATGAAGTATTGAGTAGTGGTGGCAATGACGTCACAGTAAACGGTACGCCGGCAGCCGATACTGTTTTATATGAGATGGGTGAATTGGAAATGACGTCAGGGGATAACAGTGGATTCAGGCGTCCCATTCATCTGGACGCAGGTACCGTCATTACTGTAATGTGGCCTTTCCCTGCCAGTATAGCAAACACCGATACATATAAAATATATCCAGGCTGTGACAAACAAGGGGCTACGTGTAGGGATAGATTCGGTAATGTTGAAAACTTTCGCGGCTATGTTTATATACCCAAACCCGAAGAGGTAAAAATGTAATGGCGTTTAACTTTGGATCATTTGCAAGATTAGGATTAACAGTAGTTGGTGGATTGGTACTGGGACCTGTATTTGGTGCGGTGTTAGGGGCTACGCTGGGAGCAGCCGCTGGTTTTTTGGCTGGGTCCGTTCTGGGCTCCATGATATTCCCGAATGAAGAATTAGATACTGAAGGTTTGCAATTACCTAAGGTCGGAGCATATCCAATACAGCAGGCAAGCAAGGGCGGCCCTGTTCCTATTGTGTATGGCAATTGTCGAGTGGCTGGGAATATATTATGGATCGGCCCGATGCAAACTGTAAAGGTGGGCGATAGCACAAGGTATAAAAGAAGTTTTTTAATAGGTGTATGTGAAGGCGAAGCCACTATCCAAAAAATCTGGAAGGGAAAAATCCTTGTAGATGACTGGAGTAAAATTACCGCCTATACAGGGGATGGTAATACAGGCCTTCAAGCTCAGGTGGGTGAAGAGTTTGCACATTACAAAAATGATTGTTGTGTGTTTTTTAATAATTATCCTTTGGGGACAGGAGGTATCATACCTAATTTTGTTTTTGAGGTAACCAACGCTGCATATATTCCGCCAACTTTTCAAATGATTGTCGTAAATAGTAGCCACATTCATATGATGGATATGGGGGCAGACTATATGCCTTCCCATTATATCACCGCCGGCACCACTAGAAACTTAGGTGGGAACAAAGTAGGCATCCCCGCTGTTGCTCATGGCTATTCGGCTGGCGATACAGTTTTGTGGGGCGGTGGACCTCATCCATATGATACCGATGTGGGATGGGTGTTGGATGCTCTTACAACAGTTGATGAGATGGTGATAAGTACTTCTTATTTTTCTCATACTTATACAGGCACTGAAGTTATAATGCAACGTGTCACTTCTTTGTTTTTAGACATCTGTACGCCGACACAATCAGAACCACTCCAGGGCGATATTTGGTATGTACCTTGTGCGTATCATGGTGTCGATTATGCAAACATTATTTTAAAGGTCGATACCAGTGGCGATCCAAATGATTGGACAGTGGACGGCGACTTCTTTGGTGCCCCGCCCACGCCCTACACTACAGAATATTCCCGTGCCACTCATATAGATCATACTGGCAATTTCCTTTATGTAGGTGAAGGTCAGCGAGCCACCTTGTATAAATTCCGTTTATCTGATGGGGTTTGTATGTGGGAATTTGATATGCAATCCAGTGGTATCAATATGAGTGTAGCCAGTGATGGATGGATATATACTGGGCTTATATTAGATGGTGGATATCAACCTTGTCGTATATCTCCAGAGGGCGTACAAGGCTCTACATACTCGACAGGCACTAGTGGGGATGCAAATCAAGTCGCTTCTGTTTGTCCCACGTTTGAAGATATAGTTGCTTTTGGGGGATATAGATATGGAAACTGTTTGTATGTTTTCGCAACAGAAGCGCCGGCCACCAAAGCATCCTGGCAGGGCGATGCTGGTGATAGAATACATAAACTCGTATGGAGTGGGTATAGTGAAGCAAACGGTTTTCATCTTTTTGCTTTAAACAATCGGCATGAAATCATGAAGTTTGGCGTTGAGGTTGAGGTCGATGGTGGCGGTGAGCAGCTGCTCGGTTTCCCCACCTTCAATCACCGTTTCTCCCCAAGGGTCTATG